GTGTATATGATTTGAATGATAACATCTATGTATCATATTATTCCAAGTTTTGTATAAAGAATGTTTATGAAGTCCGTGAGTTGTTGCCTTTTCTTTTTGATAACAACCACAACTTTTGGTGGAATTATTTCTTAATTTATTTAACATAACATTTGTTATATTCCCACATTCACATAAACAATTAAACTTTCTATAAGTTTTACCACTTGGACTTACATAAGGTTCAACTTCTTTAACGATGGTTAATCTACCATACTTATCTCCCGACTTAATTTCTAATTTTTTACTCATACTCAAATATAATAATTATCTTTTATATTTCATACTTTGTTTTTGAAGTTCCCTCGTTTTTATATCGTTCAGGTCTTTTGTATATGATAAATAGTTTAATACAAAGATTAGCGGATATTGAGTTATCTCGTCAATCTTTGTGATATCTTCGTTAGATAACGCGACAAGTGTAGAGAACCAGCCCCAAAAACGAGTAAAGGAACTAATTTCACGAGCAGATAAATCATCTTCGTCATCATCTTCATTCTGTTCCAAAAAGAGTGCCTCATATTTCCTCGTGATATTCTGTCTAAACGAAAAAAAAAACTTGATGCTCCATTCACATACTTCACCGGTAATTTCTTGAACTCCTCCGCTCTTAATTGAACCTTGCTGGAATCGTAGGGTAAATAATTCCCATTCTCATCTACCTCACGATATAATAACGCCATAAGTAAATTCATCTCTTTCTTCTTTTCAACAACAGGTTTTGTTAAAAAACCATCTATATCAATAAACTCCCCGAACTTTAAGTTAGGTAAATCTAAAAACCTATACTTCTTATTGTTAAACTCAAATTCGTTTTTGAACTCTGAACTATCAATTAAGAAGTATTGAGATATTGTTTGCGCTGCATCCAATATTTCTTGGTAATCAGCGTTCTCAATTTCTTCTTGAGATAGTCCGGTTATTTGGGATAACAATATAATTGAGAATTCTCTCTCATCACTCCATTCTTGAAGGACTGATATTCTAGACCAATCTTCTATTGTTGGTTCATTGATGAGATAATTTTTCCCCTTGTATTTAACATATTGTTTTTCCATTACTATAAAATATATTTTTTTGGTTATTTGTATATGTTATCTAACCACATACTTACCATAATTTATTTTTTTCTTGAGACAATCATTAGCCATCGCCAAACTCATTACCATATCATCGTGGAACCCATTAGGTGCCCCGTATTTAACTCTTCTTGTCTTGGGTGAGTATTCGTATGTAAAAACCGATAACTCCTTGTAGAGGTCAGGATTAAGGTCTTTGGATGGTAGTTTTATCTTATTCTCATTCATCGTCATAATCAACTCTTCAATAATGTTTTGTTTTGAATCGTTGGTTGTTACGAATGGTTCCACATTTGGATATTGTTTTTTGATTTGTTCGTATACTGGGTCTCCCACCCCGTTTATCTCAATTAAACATCGGGCATTATAAATTCTTAATACCTTAATCACTTCGGATACAATAATGTTCCACGAGTTCTGTCTTTCCCGATAGATATTGACGACATCACCATTTGAGTTTAATATGGTTAAGACGGTGTAGTCATTTGCTCTACCTATATCCAATCCCGCATAATATCTCTCACCTGATACAAATGGAGGATATGAATTTAATACACTGGATATTTCCAACGATGAGAATACTTCTCCACCGTCATCTAAAAACTCGGCTAATATTTCCTGACGATATATTCCATCTGGTAATGAGTTCTTTGCATCAGTTAGTTCTTCTTCACTGATATATGGACTATCAAATGATGATGCTTTAATTGTTTTGTATTGGGGGTAATCCTCACTATCACCTCTCATTGCCATTTCATAAAACCAGTTCCTTCCTTTGGGTGTTGATAAGAATAATACCTTCTTACCCTTAACCAATATGGTTGCCCTTAATACTTCACTCCACACATTATTTTTGATGTAGGCGGCTTCATCTATAACAAGGTAGGTCAATGTATTACCCCGGAGGTTATCTTCTCTCTCCGCTGACCTGAAGTATATAATTGAGCCATTGATAAATGTGATTGTTAGGTCTGATTTATTGACCGACTTTGTTAAACCGGAATTGGCTAATGATAATGCGAGTTCTTGAAATACTTTTTTTGATTGTGCGAAGATTGGGGCGACCCACATACCTATTGAGTTATTATCTTCTAATACCCACTTCAATAAGATATTCATTCCAAGAAATGATTTACCTACCTGTCTTCCGCAATTGGCTATAATATATTTTATCCCCTCATCCAAACAGGCGGTGATAATTTCCTTCTGTTTTGGGTGAGGGGTAAAACCTTGAACTGATATTGTTTTAATCAATTATTTAATCATAATATCGTTTATGAAGCCTCGTGGAACTTCCTTTTTTTATTTGTAAATGATAAAACCTATTACAGGAATAGTAATGCAAACTAATAAATATGTTAGTGCGATTAGCGATTCTATTTTATTACGGGTGTAAGGTGGATATACTTCCACTTTACATATTTCAGGTTCTAATTTTTTAATCTCTCTAAACCCCGATTTAGTCCTTGCATCACTAACTTTATAGGTATTCCATTTCATTTCGTAGTATGTAATTTTATTTTTAATAATGAAAACATTAAAAAAATACTTTAATATGTAGAATATGGAAAAATATGGTAGAAATAAAATTACCGGATACATATACCATTTTATGAATTTATTAAGATATTCATATTCACAAATAAATTCCACATCACCTTCTTCATACCCTCTATGTGACCAGCATTCTATGTCTTTTGAGTTGTTACTTGATGTTTGTTTAGATGGTGTAAGAACTGAAGTTGCTGCTGCTCTTCCTAATGTGAAACCAAATCCATTTACGATTGATGATGCTAAATTTGCCATAATGTTTTTATTTTTTTTTAATTGTGAAAAATGTTTTTTTTTAATTTAGAACGTAAAGATAATACTTTTTTTTTAATTGAATGTTTTTTGTTTATACATTTCTATATGTTTAGCCACCTCTTCATTGTGTCTAATTGTTTTCCAATGGCTTTCGCGAAACTTCTTATACACTTTGGAAAATGTTTTTTGTTGTTTTTCAGATGCTTCGTGTAAATAAGCAAACCTTAATAAATCCCTTTCATTCAATATAAACCAACCATCGTTAAAACTTTCTTGAAAAGAAATGTAATTTAACATCATAGTCGGAGTCCATAAAGAACTATCAACATCAAACCATTTTTTACCTCTTAAACTTGTTTTAATTGTCTTTTTCATAACTTGTATATTTTATATGTTAAGTAATAATGTAGAGCAAAGATAATACTTTTTTTTTTAATTGACTGAATTATTTTTATTTAATTTATTTTTTACTACGAATAAAACCAAACATCTCATCTTGAATATATCCGGTATTACCTAATTCAAAACAATTATTCAACCATTCTGTAATAATAGGACATTCATTTATTTGCATTTGGTTCTTATAGCCTAAATCTTTTAATCGTGGTAAAGTTGATGCTTTATACAATTTCTTAATGAATGTGGTATTTTTTCTTATCTGTGTCATATCTTTATATTTTAGACCACAAAGATAATACTTTTTTTTTAATTCAAGAGAAAAAAATAAACTTAACAATTATTTAACAAATTATTAAACCAACGGTCAATATCATAATACCTACTACTTGAACCACTATCACCAATTCCCATTCCGTGTGATTGAGGACTATTACCAAATAAGGATGCCGAATTATCTGTTGGTTTATATGTCCTCTGTGATTGTTTGGTTATAACCCCATCGTTTAACATATCATCACTGACTAGTATATTTGCTGGGAACCTACCACGAGTATCGGGTTGATTTACTTCATAAGTTGTTTGTGGATTATCCATACGAAATACACTATTCGTCTCATATCTTCTCAAATCAAATTTATCGTCAGCAACAAATGGTATCCTACAATCATCTATCCAACTAACTCCCTTGCTGTATTTCATACTTCAATAATTTCTTTAGGTCTTCTTTGCTTACTTGGAACCTCTCCTCCGCGATATCATAATACTCCTGCGTAAAATCAATATAGATGTGGTTTCTATCCAATAACTTACAAGCCAGTCCTGTTGTTCCACTTCCACCGAATGGGTCTAATACAAAATCCCCAGGTCTTGTAAATAAGGTGATAAGATAAGACATCAACTTAATTGGTTTGACTGTGGGGTGGATGTTCTTTGATGTGGTCGGTCTATTCTTATGTGGAACATTAAACTCTTCTTGTCCTTCGTCTCTCTGTGGTTTCTTTTGTTCCTCCCCACTCAATCCAAAATCCTTTTCTTTCTTACTAGGTTTCGGTGTTTGTATTAGGGGATAAGTCATTTTGATATTATCGGGTAATGCCTCAAAGTTTAATACCTTATCCACATATGACTTCTCCTCAAATGGTTTCATTCCAACGATGATTATTTCCCTTGCAGGCTTCGGTTGGAACCCTGCTTTGGAACCTTCGTATTTCTTTGCTAATTCTGTTGAAGAAGTAGTTATAGGTGCCCCTGTTTTAATTCTTTCATCATCAATAGGTCTTTTCCATCCTTCATTACTATTTTCTGTTTTCATATGAGGTCTTGTTCCAACTACTTCTCTCTCCGCTCCTTGTCTCTTATCAATCATCTTTCCAATATCACTTGCCTTTGGAAACCCAGAATGATAGACCCATTCAATATTACTGAATGATAAATCAAACCCCGCTTCTTCAAGGTCTCTACTTATTCTCCATAATACATCTGTTCTTGGTGCAGCCATTACACACATAAAAGCACCAGGTTTAAGAGTTCTATAACATTCTCTCCATATCTCCGTATCGGGTAATACTTTATCCCATCCCTTACCCATAAAAGAATATCCAAATGGCGGGTCGCAACATAACATATCTATACTATTATCGTTAAACTCTTTTAGGACTTCTTTGCTGTCCCCACATCTCATTATTGTTTCTTGTTTCATAATTTATTTTAATTTAATCTTTAATTATACGCCTATTTTGGGATTGTTGATGTGGTGTTGCCCATCTACAATTACTAGGTTCGTAGTTTCCATTATTATCAATTCTATCTATTGAATGTTTTAATGTAGGTCTTTCCCCCATATCGGTTAAAAAGTTCTCAAATGAGTTTAACCATCTATCACAAACTTTAATACCACGACCACCCCAATCTTTATATCGTATATAATTTGAATTATAACATCTGGTTTTCATATTATCCCAAGTTTTATATAAAGGATGGTATCTTAATCCGTGAGTTGTTAATTGTTTTTTTGATTTTTCTTTATTATAACATCCACAACTTCTGGTGTTATTATTTCTTAAATTATCTAATAAAACATTTGTTTCATTCCCACATTCACATAAACAATTAAACTTTCTAATAGTTTTATTACTCGGTTGAATATGTGGTTCAACTTCTTTAATAATGGTTAATCTACCATACTTATCCCCTGATTTAATTTCCACTTTCTTCATCTCCGAAGTTTAATTTAATTGATGTTCCTTTTATTTCTATTTTTTGAGGTTCCGCTAGACCTTGTAGTTTCACAATATCATTTAGCGTTTGTCTTTCATTAACCAAA